ATCCAAACCGCCCATCATGTGAAGCAGGGTGGACTTACCGGAGCCGGAAGTGCCGACCACCGCCACAAATTCGCCCTCCTCCACAGAGAAGTTCACGCCATCCAGGGCGCGGGTAATGTTCGGCTCTGTGCCGTAGTATTTTTTCAAATCCGTTGTCTGCAAAATTTTCATAACAGTTACCTGCCTTTCTTAATTTGTTGCATATAGAGTAAAGGAGAAATGTTGCAGAATTGTCCTAAACGCTATAAAAATCCATGGTGAATTGCTTCAATTTTAGGACAATTCATTTTTCAACTTCGCAAAGGGAACCCTCTGGTGTCGCTTCCCCGTCAATGAAAGTAATCTGATGAATAGCGGTAATATTCTCGTTATATTCTTGCCCCTGACTTTCCAGATAGGCTTTGATTTCTGCCGGATCTGTAATGTCGTTTGCGGTATAATCGGTAAATGTAACCTGATGAACAGCCATAATATCGGCAGTATATTCACCGCCTTGCTGCTCAATGTAGCTTTGAACTTCAACGGGGTCAGTAATATCTGTAATGGTATATCCTCCGTTAACAGTGTTCTCTTTGTTTTCTTGTGCCAGTACTTCATTGTGGCTCTCTGCTACATGACAAGCTGTACATGGTATCAATAGCATCGCAGCAGCTATAAATGAAATCACCATCGTTTTTTTCATGGTCTTTGCCTCCTATTTGGGGTGAGGACATAATTGTAAATCATGAATGTCCGCGAAATGTTACAATGCTCGGACATTTCAAAAATTCTTATGACAATTCCCGTATTTGATCTACCAGAGATTGTTTTTTTATCTGCCGAATTGCGAAACACGAGAAAAGCATTTGGACAGCAAGCATCAGTATAAAATAACTGAACATTTCAACTGTCGGAAAATGATAGCTTACTTTTCCAAAAATACTCATTGCACTAAAGACGGTGCAGAGAAGATACCCGATAAGAGTTCCGCATGATATGGAAAGAAGCAACACCCCTAATGTATAGAACAGGCCCTCTATCAATAACATTTTTGAAAGCTGTTTACTGCTCAAACCAACTGCTTGCAAAACACCCAATTCTCGCTTCCGTGTCAAGATGTTTGTTATCAGTGTGTTTAGCAGATTGATAATGCCAAAAACCCCAATAAACATAATAAAAATGTAGACTGGCATACGATAGTTCAATAGTTTTTCGTTGTATGCCTCTACCCAATCATTCAAGGTACTAACATAGAGGCTGGAAGTCGGTGGAATTATCTTTTGTATTTCATCTTTTGCGGCTGCCCATTTACTGTCATCTGTATCTACAATAAATTGATAATTGAGGTTATCAATAGGAACGATCTTTGACAGCATTTCTAAAGGAATAAATAGCGTATCATATCCGCCATACGGGATATTCGCATCCACAATTCCCATTACTTTTACTTCCAATGTTTGTCCGCCAACTTCAATCAGAAGTTCGTCCCCAATCGCGGCATCCCACCCAAAAGTTTCTTTCCACTGTGGGCCATTTTCAATAATAATGCCATTATTATTAAGTAGTTCCTGCAAATCCGCTGTACCATCAATCAAATATTGTTCAAGCAATTTTTGAGAGCTTGGCGTATATGCGTCTGAAACAATCGGTTCAATATCTCCCGTTGGCATACGAACATTCAAAACGGTGCCTTGGTATTCTTTTATTTCTTCCACACCATCTATGTCCAAAATGGATTCTCTAAAATCTTCTGTAAGCAGATTCGATTTTTGGAGTTCTGAATATTGTTCGCTGTTATGTGCCTGCGGCCCGTAATCGCCTAATTCAAGGCGAATTTCTCCGTAAGGAAAACTCCTACGCGCCATCGCTAAGGGATCAATGGAATTAAAATATGCAGAGCTTGCCATCAGCAAAATTCCACATACCCCTAACGACAGGATCGTTAAAGCGGTTTTCTTTCTGTTCCTCGCAAAATTAAGGAACGCTAAATTTTTCGCGGATAGAGAACGATGTAACACTTTTGTACTGTTTGACATTACATCATTATTGCCCGCCATATAACGGACTGCTTCAATAGGCGTAACATGAGCAGCAATTTTGGCTGGCTTAATTACAGCAATCATAACGCATAGATACACAAACAGAGCTGTGACAGCGGCAATTACAAATACCATTAAAGTGTTCCAGCCTTGCGGGACAAGGACATATCCCGCTATTGCACCGGCTAATATTCCAATCGGAATAGCAATTCTGGAAAGATGAAATCCCTCTCTAAAAACGATTCTTTTCATCTGTTTTCCAGTTGCCCCTATTGTCCGCAGTTTTCCATATTCTTTTGTTTTTCTGGCTATGGACACATAGAACAGACTGTAAATAACAAGGGTACACGCCAAAGCGATAATAAGACTGATAAATGCTATTACAGTGATATATTGACTGCTTCTCTGTTCAATGAGAGAAAAATAATATGTTGAAAACTGCATTTGCTCCGGCTGTATTTCCAATTCTCTGCACAATGTTGATAATTCAGCTTGTATAGCAGCCTTAGACCAACCATCAGATTCATTCAAACGGATATAAGCGGAGTATGCCGGTTCGCTGATCTTGTTTTCAATATAGGACTGCGACACGAATACGGAATAATTTGAATTTTCGACAGGCAAAATACCACATAAGGTATAATCTTTTTCTCCATCTCCCAGATTTAACGATATAGTATCGCCTATGGATTTGGACAATCCAGCTCTATCAAGAAACGCCTTTGTGATAGCAATTTCATTTGTAGATTTGGGCAATTTTCCCTCTAAATCAGGATATTTTGCTAATTTCATTAGTATTTCATCTATTGAACGAACGGTTAATTTGTAGTCCCCATAAGATACTAAACCCAATAAATGACTTACCCCCACTTGAACCCTATCGTCATTTACTAATTTCGTAATGGTATCATTATCGACTTCATTGATAATTGCTTGATAACGCCCAGCCGCATCATTTAATGATTTTCGCTGAGAAGCAAAAAAATACAAGGTCGTTGTCATTATCAAGCAGGTAGCTAAGGCAATCGTAATGATAATGAGGATGTTTCGACTTTTATCTGCTTTTAAGTTTCGTTTTGCCAACTTCTTTACAATGATACGGGTATCATTTTCAAATGGTAACGTCATAGCCATTCACTCCTTTCGCTGTTATCCTAACCCCCAAATGTTGCAGAAATATCCCAAAGGCTCAACAGTTTTAGGGTGAATTGCTTCAATTTTAGGACAATTCATTTTCGTGTGTCTTTTTTATAAAGCCGGATAGATATAAGCAAAACCATTGCTAACTGAATTACAACAAAAAACAGCGTCAGCCAAACGCTCTCATAATAAGAAATATCTGTCCAGAAGATCACCAGATCTACCAGAGCCACCACACCAGCCGACCATCTGATTTTTCTTGGAAAGAAGTGCCGGAGCAGCAGAACAACAACGACCGGCGGGATCAGCAAGCAAGCTGCATTGATGAGTAATGTCTTTGTGATTTCCATAAGGCCACCTCCAATTTCATGATGTTGCTGTCAGCATAAATCCCAAATGTTGCAGAATTGTCCTAAAATCCATTGTCCTCTAAAAATTTTTCAAAAAAGGCAGCCTGCCAAAACAGACTGCCTCAGAATTATTTTATGGGCAGGAACACGGAAAAAGTTGATCCTTCCCCAACTTTAGACTCGACGGTAATATAGCCCCCCTGCATGGTAATGATCTCACGGGCAAGGTATAAGCCGATTCCGACCCCATCTATATCATGCACCGCTTCATCCCGATAGAAGCGTTTGAAGATCGTGCCCTGAGAATGCTCCGGGATGCCTCTGCCTGTATCCGTCACATCTATCCTCAAATACATCTCCCAATCCCGTACCCTCACCTGAATGCTGCCACCAGCAGAGGTGTACTTTACCGCATTATCCAGAATGTTAAACAATGCTTCGGAAGTCCAGCGGCTGTCATGGGATATTGTCAAATCAGATGGGCAGTCCACCGACAGACTGATCTCTTTTTGTTCCATCGGAGCCAAAACACCATTGATGGCGCTCACCAGCGTATCCCCGATCACAGCATCCTGTTTCTCCAGCGTAATGACACCCGTTTCCAAACGGGAGGTTTTCACCATTCCCTGAATGAGAAAATCCAATTTATCCAGCTGCGTGCCTGTGGCCTGCAAAAACTCCTTGCGCTTTTCTTCTGTCAATGGCCGTGTCAGCATGGTATCGTTGATCAGCTTCAAATTTGCGATGGGGGTTTTGGTCTGGTGGGAAATATCTGATACCAGGGATTGCAGTTCTTCCTTTTCTCCCTCTGCCGTATGTCTGGTTTTCTGCATCACATTATAGAGCCGTTCCAGACGATGGCTAATCCGAGACAGCAGTGTTTCCGCTTCATAGTCTACCTGGGGCCGGTCTGTACTGTCCATCATGTGATCCAATGTCTGGCACAAACCATCGGTGAACAGAGAAAGTTTCTTTTGAAAATAGTGCAGAAAAACCATGCCCCAAATGTAAAATGCAGCTATCAAAATAATGCCGCAGATGACAACACGCACATCTTTCGTCAACAGGAAAAAAATCAACAGCAGCAAAGCGGCAGTGAGCAGAGTCCCCGCCACAATTTTTCTCAAAAATGCCCTGACGGATAAATTTTGCAGCTTCATCGAGGCTCACCGCCGATCCACTGATAGCCCATTCCATAAGCTGTCTTAATATATTTCCTCTCCTCTGTTTCGATTTTTTTGCGGATACGGCTGATGATCGTCGTTAGAGTATGCTCATCCACAAAGTCTCCATCAATATCCCACAGCTTCTCTAAAATCTGCCGCTTGGTCAGAATAATCCGGGGATTCTTTACGAACAGGAACAGGGTGCGGTATTCCTTCGGTGTAAAGTCCAGGGATTCTCCGGCAAGGGACGCACTTTGTTCAGAGAAGTCGATTTTCAGAAAGCCATCGTCAAACAGATCATGCCGAGGTGTCCGCAGTTCCAGATTCGCAAAAACCGCCGCTACTTTTTTACAAAGCACTGTCACAGAAAAGGGCTTGGTCACATAATCCGCGCCGCCGACTTCATATCCCTTGAGCATATCGCTCTCCTTGTCGTTGGCGGTGATAAAGATGATATAGGTATGCTGACCGCGATTCCGGATTTCTTCACACAGATCCAGTCCGCTGCCATCGGGCAGGTTAATGTCCAATAGCGCCACATCAAACTCATTTTCCCGCAGCTTTCTTACCGCGCTGTCAAAATTAAAAACCGAAATGACCTCATATCCGTCAGAGGTCAGATTATATGCCAGGGTCCGATTCAAAAGCTGATCGTCCTCTACAATTAAAATCTTCTTCAAAGCCTTCACTTCCTTTCCCAATTTTCCGATCATACTGATATTCTAAACATCAAATGTTGCAGAAATGTCCCAATCCGATATTTTTCTTTTTAATTATAGGATAGCCTACTTTTCAGCACAAGAATAAAAATATGAATTTCAATGTCATGTTGGACAACAAGAACACCGCCGCAAACTATACGATTGCGGCGGTGTTGACTATGTATAAAATCTTCCTATAGATTTTTATGTATGTATCCCGTATTTCGCCGTTTGGATGTTCTCTTCGCCATGCAGGATTACTCCACCGCAAGTCTTTGCGCCCTGTACCATGTAGCCCTCAAAAAAGAAGCTGTAAGGCAGGTAATCATCCGTCAGGACGATGCGCTCATAGTTGTACCAGTTAAAGTGCTGGTCCAGAAACTTCCCCAGTTTGTGCCGAAGGATAGGATTTTCCACTACGGCCTTGAGATTTTTCCGGCTGTGAAACTCTAGCTTTGGCCGGTTCTGTTCCGGAATGGACAGCAGCCGCCACCGTGTTCCATCAACGGTTTCTTCCTCACCTGCCGCATATGCGCGAAACGGCTCATAGGGCAGCCTGATCCGTTCGGTATAGCCGGAAACGCTGTCTCTGCCAGCATCCTTCAGCCATGTGAAGGAAAACTCCAGCACTTTGACACCGTCTACGGCATCACACAGCCGCAGTTCTGCATAGGAATGAATATCTTTGGCGATCAAATACTTCTTCTCCTCCAGCCGCTGCAGTTCCTTTTTCAAAATAATAAATTGCTGCGGCGAACAGCCATTTCTGGAGCGGGTCTTGAGGGAAATACTATCCCGATCCACATAAACCGTTGCCATTGTCCTATTATTCATAATCCACCTCGTTTCTGTTATTTGCCCCTGTATGATGCATGGCAGTCTGTGTGACCAGGAATGGATGCTCTACATACTCCTCTTTTGCTGAGGTATATGCCGCTCCGCCCAGAGAGTCCAGATACTGCCATCCGTTTTTGGATTTTGAGATGTACACATAGAACGGTGCAAGCACATACTCATCCCGTTCATAGCAACCAAGATACTTTCTTGCAAGTACCGCCACAACACCCAACTCTGCCGCTTTCTGTGTTGTCAGGGAAACTGCCAGTTTCATTACTTCCTCTTTTTCAATATCATTGAGTCTGGAAGTATAAACACTCTCCAGGAATAACACAGCCTTCTCACCTGCGGCAGACTTTCCGGTAGCCGTGTTCTCCTGCGACAAATCAGCAAAAGAAAAATCGATGGCAGGTGGTTTTTGAAATGCACCTTTTGTCAGACGGAGGCAGGCGCGAGCCACCACTGTTTCATCCTTTTTCACAAGAATAATCTTCTTGTTAGAGTCAAAGGCGGCTAACAGGCACTCTCTCTGGCTTCCAGTACGGTAAGACAGGCAGGTACCATGAGGAAGCTCCCCAAGCCGCAGAGTGTGGTAAAAATCATCCACCTCTTCTGCCAGAAATGCACCTCGGGCCAAAGAAAGATTTTTCTTCCAGAGGCTCTCCTGCATCTCGCTGACAGGGTAGCGGATCTCACGCTGCAGGTCACCGGCAAAATATTTGAGTTTATAGAACTGGCCCATCAATTCAGCCTGTACGATCCGTCGCAGCGCTTCAACAGCCAACTCCTGCCCGTCCAGTTCCCCATAGAGAGCGCGTACCATAGCCGCGCCACCCCGCAGTAAAAACTCCGTGACAGTCTCCCTGTTCTGCTCCACAAAATCATCCGAGAAGACCAGCTTGTCTTTTAGTTCCAGCCAGTCTGCATCTGTTGTCAGAATATCTTTGCGTACCTGCTTCCAATCCGTCCTTTCCAAAAGAGCCGTCATATTGTTGAGGGCAAATACCGCATCCGGCTCCGCAGTGAAAGCCGGTATGAATGTCTGCAGCTTCGTATAGTGTTGTAACAGTTCCATGGCAGTCCTCCGGGTCAGTCCACGGATATGTCCAAATGAACTCCGGTACCATTCGCTAAATGGCCTTTCCAACAGACATTTTCCAAGCTGCTCCAGCTCTGTATCTCCTGTATACTGGCTGACCAGCTCCCGCTTTATCAGCTGCCGAAGTGTCAGCAAACGCTGATCCACAGGAAGAGGTGTCAGCATGGTGTATAGCCGAACGTAAACCTCTTTCTGATGCCAGAGCTGATACATTTCCTCGAAGGTGTACTGCTGCCCTTCTTCCAGAAGCGTAAAAAAGCTGTCATTGCGGTTCACAGAATCGCTGGCTTTCAAATTCTTCAGCGTCAGAGAATTGATGTTGCAATGCTCACAAAAGCCTGGCTCAAACAAAAGTGAGTATCTCCCCAAGGACAGGAACACTTCACTGTTCTGATCCACCAAATCCAGAAAATGCTTTTTTCTATGCTCCACTGCATAAATGAGAATTGAAAACTGGAATTGTCGGATTGCATTAAAATCCAAATGGAGCCTGCCGGCATACAGAGCATTCAAATAACTCAGTTGGTTGCATAAAATTTCTTTCCTTCGTTCCTTGCTTAAAGGATGTGGCTGGGAGATAAACCAGTTGAGGTCGTATTGTCCGGCATGGTTGTCCAGCCAGAGGTCAAAAAAAGCAGACAAATCCTCTGCATCATATTCAAATACAGCCAACAGCCGGCGGAATTTTCCCACATCGGTCATTTTCATCCACCGGAGATCTTTCAGGCGCTCTACTGACAGAAACAGCCGCACACCTTGCCGATAAAGCAAGATGCAGACTCTCTGGAGCGGACGATTCTGTTCCAACAGTTCCAGAGCTTTCCGCTCATTTTGATGCCAGCAAAACAGATACGAACCAAGAAACGGCTGCCGCATCATATCCCGCTGGTGCTCCGTCAGCATGGAAAGTCCCTTCCACTCCGCAATGGGAAAAGTCTGCAGGTTATCCAATATGACCTGCTCCTCTTCTTCATACATCACAAAGGGAAAATAGTATTTCAGGTATTCAAACCGCAGGGAAGGCAACAGTTCCAATTCCATGACTGCCAGCACCTGCTCTTGGGGATACGCTGTCAGTCTCTCTCCATACCCGTCTGCCGACTCTAAGACCGAAGCAATTTCTTCATCACCAATCTCCTGCCTGCACAACGCACCATAGAGTGCTGCAAAGTTCGGCACCCGAACCAGTTCTTCCTGTATCCGCTTTGTCTTTCGGATGTGCAGCCGTTCCTGTAATTGAAGTGTCTCCACCTGTCCACATGCCTGCGCTATGGCATCCTCTGAAAAGCTGCCTGTAAGCGCCGGGAGCAATCCGTCATCTTTCATTCTGGTCAATAGGGTCAGATGTTTTAATGTATTTCTCATGCTGCTTCACCTCCGATCAGTGTCAGTACCATATTCAAAATCTCATGCCTTGGCCGGGGTTCAGACTTTACCAGTTCACCACACAGTTCAAAAAAGGCATGTGCGCCTTTGGCTTCCATCGTCCGTACACAACCGACAGGCCATTCCACCAGCTTGTCAAACGCCATATTCAGCACCTCGTTCTTCTCGTCCTGATGATAATATCCCCCAATGAATTTAACCAGAGATTCGGCGCTGCCGTTATAAAGCTGCTGCAGCTTTTCCCGTTTCTGTATGGTTCGTTTTTCCTGCTCCAGTCGTTTTTCCTGCTCCTTTCTCTCAGCTTCGACTCTGCGCTCATCCTCCAACTCTTCCTTGGAATAGAATGTTTCCTTCAGCCGGTTGATTTCATAGCCGTTATACTCGCTGTGGAGAAAAAACTGCCGCAACACCGCTGCCAGCGCTTTTTTATCATAAAGGCGTTGGATCTCCGGTGCTTTTAAGGCACTTAAAACGAAGTCCTCATATTTTTCCGGCTCAGTTTGGAAAAATGAAAGCTCCACCCAGTCATAAAGCTGTCGCTGCTGCTCTGCAGTTAGGAATGGCCGGCTGATGTATGTTTTATATTCTCTTCTGCTGTAATACCCCTCACTTCTGACAAAGCATTCGTGAAAGTAAAACCGCTCACCAAAAATCGTTTGAAGATGGGGAAAAGTATACTCAGCCAGCAACCTCTCTACAAACCGGAAACATCTCCAGCTCGAAATTCTTAGGGCATACTCCCGCAGCAGTTTCAGTTGTGGCGCGTATTCGCCACCATCCCTGTGCTGCTCAAAAAACTCCCATAAATCGATTTCTTTCCTTTCCACCAGAAAGGCAAACGCCCGCCCACTGTTCTTATGGCAACTTCTGAAATATTCTCCATAATCGGCTCCGGTTAGTTCTTGGTATCTGGAAAGCCACTGTTTCAAAGGGATCGCCTGCCTGGAATGCAGCATTTGCAAGGTAAACAACTCCATATAGTTATCCCGCTCCAGTTCCTTCGCGAGATCATCGTACTGAGGATCAAACACATCAAATCGGTACGGAAAATCTTTCTGTATCGTTTGATTCATCCATAACAGTGTTTTCGGCGCTGTGGGGTTCAAACCATATTGAACCGCTTCCCAGAGTCCCTGAAATCCTTCGTACTTGACCGTAAAGCTGTCATAGAACCGAAACAGCCAGCCAAGATACTCATAAAATTCTTCCGAAAGATCCTTTGGAGCATTCAGAAGCATCCGCCCACACGCCGCTGCGATTTTCTCGGCAGTGATGCTCTTGGAACTCAACCGATCCGGCAGCCTGTCCGCCCATACAGCGAGAGAGTTTGCCAAAATGATTTCATCGCAGCGATACCCTGCTTTAGTCAAAACCGAAAATTCGCGGCTGTCGGGCTTCACATTCATATACGGCAGTTTCATCAGCGTGCGCAGCACCAGGTCGGCTTTCCCGCGGTATTTCTTTGCCTGCTCTGCATAGAACCGGATGAACCATTCCAGCACACCAAAATCATATACCAGAGAAAGTGTTCGATTTTGTGTAAACAGGCGGCTCAGCTGGGTATGCATCGCCTCATAGCCGCGTTCCGTATCATCAAATAGCGACAGTACAAACAGGGCTTCTTCCGTTCTCATATACTCTCTTTCTGCCAGTTTCTCCAACAGGGCATGGCGCTGTGCCGCATCTGTTTCCAAAAGATACAGAGCGCCCTGCAGGTACACATCTTCTCCGGCAGACCGTCGCAATTTCTGGAGGAATGCTCCACGCTGGTTACCCACAAACATATTGTCAGACTGGATCGCACAGGTATTTCCCAGCGCCAGGGCCAGAGCGCGGAACACCTGGACATCATCGCCCAGTTTTTCCTCAAACCGCTCCAACACCTCGCCAGGGTAACGCAAATGGTATGGTTCAAAATAGCCGGACACATCCGTTTCCACCTGCCATATCTGCATCGCCCTTGTTTGTCGGTAAGTCCTTCTCGCCGTATCGTCCTGAGAAGTCTGTACTACCAATTCGGCAAAGGAATGGTAAAGCTCCAAATCAATAGCCCTCTGATATACCCGGTAAACCGGTATCCTGTCGATATGCATTAAAATCCCTCCTACTTGAAATCTTCCATAAAAGATATGGGGAGAGAGCCCTGTTTCGGCTCTCTCCCCATTGATTAACTGACAGCACACCGATGGTATGCTATATTATCTTACTCAGCACCAGCCATACTGAAAAACTCCGCAGGCGACAGCACTGTAACGCCCAAATCCCTGGCCTTGGATAACTTGCTGCCGGCATTTTCGCCGCAGACCAGATAATCCGTCTTCTTGGACACCGAGCTGCCGGCATGGGCGCCCAGTGATTCGATCAGGTCATTGATTCCGTCCCGGGTGTAGGGTTCCACCTTGCCGGTAACTACGATAGTCTTTCCTACAAAGGGATTATCCTGCACCCTGTCTTCGCTGTGTTCTGCCACAGCAGGCTTTTGAATATTCATCATAGTCTGTAACTCCTCCCAAATACAGAAATTATCTTCTACACAGAACCAGTCGTGGATATTGTTATGCAATGTCTCCCCGAAATCCGGAAGCTGCCGAAAATCATAGCCTCCATAGACCGCATCCCGAAACTCATCCAAATCATAGTGGAACACACGACCCAATACCTTGCTGGCAGTGTTGCCGATCATAGGGATGTCCATAGAAATCAGATACCGTTCAAAGGTGGTATTCCGGCTCTGCTGGATAGCGTCCCAAAGGCGCTGCCAGGACTTTTCACCAAACCCATCCATGCGGACGATTTCAGCCCGGTAGCGGTCCAGACGGTAAATGTCCAGATAACTATGGATAAATCCCTGACCAATGAATTTTTCCAGTGTAGCCTCCGACAGCCCTTCAATGTCCATCGCCTTCTGGCTGACAAAATGAACGAACTTCTTCAGCCGGCGTGTTTCACAGTCAGGATTATCGCAGTACAGCGTCTTGATGATGCGATCCTCGCTCTTTTCGCCCTTTCCGCTTGATTCATGGATGCGGGTAGGCTGTCCGCAGCAGGGGCAAACATGGGGAATCGTATCCGCCATAGAGAAACCGCCTCTGTCCAAATTTTCCTCCACATGAGGGATGATCATATTTCGCTTGCTTACCAGAATCCGGTTTCCAGCCATCAGTTCCAGATCCTCAATAAAGGACAAGTTGTGCAGACTGGCCCGGCTGACCTCGCAGCCATCGATTTCCACCGGTGTAAACACAGCTACCGGAGCAATCTCTCCAGTTCTGCCCGGTGTCCATTCAATGTACTGCAGCAGGCTCTCATGCAGGTCATCTTCAAATTTATAGGCCAGACCGTCCTTATAGTGATGTCCGGTGTGGCCGCAGCTCTGGGCATAGGCGATGTCGTTAAACGAAACCACGATACCGTCAATGGGGATATCTTTGTCAGTGGCATATTGCCTCAGCTGATAAATACCGGCTTCCACATTTTCCAATGTCAGTTTCTGCTTTGTGACCAGATACTTGCAGGGCTGGAACCCCAGCGCACGCAATTCCCGCAGCTTATCTGATTTCCGGGTCAGGTGCGGAAAGCCCTCCAGCACACCAAACGGCATGAAAACCAGCCGACGCTCCTGGCATGTCTTGGCATCCATCAGACGGATGGAACCAGCAGCCAGATTGCGGCCGTTTTTATAGGGCTTACCGCTGCTGTCCTGCAGGCTGGTCTTCAGTTCCTCAAAATCACTGGGTCTGATAAAGCCCTCACCCGTCACAACCAGTCTCTCTTTGTAGGTAATGTGGGAAGGAATACCGCTGATGGCTCGGGTGTTATGGGTAATGATCTCCCCTTCGTCACCATCGCCACGGGTAGCCGCCTCCAGAAGTTCTCCATTCTCATAGGTCAGCTTTACAGTCAGGCCATCCAGTTTGAGCATCAGCATCACCTGCTGCTCACCCATGAAATTCAGAAGAACCATACTGCTCTTAGTCTTATCCAAAGACAACAGCGGGATCTCATGTCTGGTTTTCTCCAGTCTGCTTACCGCAGGATAGCCTACTGTCTGGGTTGGCGAATTTGCCATTTGGATTCCCGTTTCCTGTTCCAGCTCTTTCAACTCGTCAAAGAGTCTGTCATAGACCTCATCTGACACACTGGGCGCATTGCGGTTATAATACTCATCCCGATAACGGTTGAGCCGGTCATTCAATTCTCTCTGCTTTTCAAAAATATTCCGTTCCATTATGCTGCCTCCTTTTCAAGTACCCGGAAGGACATAACCAGTTCTTCTTCCGTATGCTTCTGTTCACTGTCGAAAACACTGCAAACACCGTCTGTAAACTGCCAGTGGGCGGCTCTGCCCCACCAAAGGATTGGGCCGCGGCCGCCGTTCCCTCTGTTGGCAGACGCATCTGGCTGATTCGCTACGGTACTATAAAAGCCCTGCGTGTTTACCAGCGTAATGTTCCGTATCTGTCCAATACATTCCGGCCGGCAGTGATCCAATATCTCCAACTGCGTCCCTTCCCGAAGTGTCCTGCGCAGCTGATTCAGGTTTTTGATCATGCGCTTTTCTCCTTTCCCCGCCCCACAGGGCAATCCTGCTGTGCGGTATGCAGCCCATTTCTGCCGGCTGCATACCTGCCAAAATTCAATTCATGGACAATACGCTGAATGGCGTCATCATCGTCCCACGCTGCGTGAAGCGTATTCCGCTCTGGTCCGGCTCCCACATGGACACATACCTTTTCACTGCCAACCTGCAGCAGCACATCCTGTCGCCTGGCGCAAACCACTGCCAGATTTCCAATTTGTTTCATGCTCTGCTCCTTCCTTGTTCATCAATAGCCGGACACCCAAAGGATGCCCGGCCATTCTCATTTGTCACGCTGCAGCAGCCAGCGCCGGAGACTGGATGCTATCCGTGTTCTCCATCAGATCTGCCATCAGCACATCCACCAAAAGTTTTCCTGCCAAATGGCCGGTATGGATGATGACCCGATCCTTCTTCAACTGGATAAACTCCTTCTCACGAAGGACACGGCTCTCTGCAGCCAGCGCCTTGTCGCTTTCTGTCAGCCTGGCGGTAACCACCCGCTGCCACTTCTGCAGGAACTCTGTTGCCTGCTCAATGTCCTTCTTCTGCCGGTCATATTCCGTCCGTTTCTGCCGCACTGTTCCATCCGGCTCCACTTCCAGCGTGTAATAGGCATGGAAAGGATCATCCGTTTTACGCAGAAACATCACAAAGCTTTCTCGCCGCTCAATCCGATCCCAGTAGCGGTCGCTGCTTCCTACACAGTGATGGAGCGCACGCCCCTCGGTAATAATATCCAGAATACCGCTTGGCACCACTACCATATAATCCGCATCGGCGTACTCATATTTCGTTTTGATTTCCTGACAGATGGCATTAACATGGGGGAATTTCTCCTCCATCTCCTCGGCCTGCAGTTCAATATCCTTCTCCTGGCATTTGAGCACCAGATCATCATGGCGCCGCCGCAGCTTTCTGGTGCGATATACGATCTCATCATAAACATCCATGTGCAGTTTCTTTGCCATGGAAAGATAATCCTCCCATGTACGCAGTACCTCATGGCTGTTTCGCCGGAAAGATGGCATCTGACGCCGCACATAGTTATAGACCTGCACCATGCTCATGCGGTCGGCAATGAACTGGACATCCCTGGGCTTAATATCCTGCTGATACATCCACAAAAGGACATTATCCGGGATTTCCCTGCCGGTGCCCTTTTCATATTGCAGCCACCGCAGCAGATCACAGCCTCCATTATGGAGCCGAAGGCGCTGAAACCTTCTGCTGTCAAGTCCCAAGGCTTTGATCAGGCTCCCTGTACTACGGTTTTTGATAAGTTCACTGACCGTTCCGCAGGAACTGAAACATTCTCTGGTAAGCTTCGGCAGGCTCGCCTTGCTGATCTGTTCCATTTGCGGTATCCGTTCGAGCACAGCCAGATATTTTTCCGGATCAACGCTTTTCTGCTTCCGAATCCAGTTGACCAGCCCTGTGCATCGAAGTTCCTTCTGTTCCAGAGTTGGCAGCGTTTTGCCATAGACCCGTCCATTATGCGAACCAGACCAGTTGTAAGAACAGGGGGATCCGGAAATCCAACGCATATTGCGCTGCTTATACAACCCCCAATAGTAGGTTCTTGGCTTCCTTTCCTTGTCATAAATCGTGCGCCGGATTTCCTGGCAATAAAGTCTGGAGTTTGGAAGGCTTTCTTTTCTGTATGTCCGGTCAGCCTGAAATTCACGAACTACAAAGCCAACTTTGCATCGCTGGATCAGGTAGGCAAAATGTTTTTCTGTCTGCATATACCCCGCTCGTCCATAGGCTTTGAATACCACCGAATGGCGGCAACAACTACAGCGGCCTTTTTGATTGTGATGTGGATGTACCTTGATCGGTACTTCCTTTTCGCAGTAGGTACAATAACCTGTTTTGGCGCCGCCCTTTTTGTAGTGGTAGTAAATGTAATTTTGCCGGATGGCAACCTTATCCACCCATCGACTCCAGTCCTTCGGAAGTTCCGGCACCTGTTCCATATCTTTATCCCATGGATCAGTTTCCCGCCGGTGCCGCTGTTCGAGCTGTTCATCGCGCACATCCCGCTGAAACTGCAGGATGGCCTCTACCGCTTTTTTATCAATGTTCAGATATGTCTGTATAGATGTCTCATCTTCCTCGCTGATCCAGTAGGCTTTGGTATACCAGTATTGCCGCTTCCAGTCCAGTCTGTCCAACTTGGATTCGCACCATTTCTGTATCAGGCTGTTATAGGTAATAAACTGCCGCTTTTCTTTATCCAGATACACTTCATAGGCCGGATTACTCCCATCCAAGCGAAGATGCTCTGGGAAAAAGAAAGCCACCTTCAATATTCCATCCTGTTTGATACATCTCAGATAGGTATAATACTCACAGACTTCCCGAACATATCCGTAGTCAGTTTTTTCCTTTCTTGGCAGGTCTGAAGTCGCGATTTTCTTCATTTCATCCGTCGCTGTCAGATTGGGAAGTGCCATCAGGGCTCTTTTTTTCATCTCAATTCACCATCCTCTTTGTCAAATCTACGCCATACCACACATCAGGCAGTAATGTAACGCCGTCAATCCGGCCCACTGCAACCTGTACGATACTTTCCGAATCCGGAGCTTCCTTCGCAAAAGCAAGGATGTCTCCCAGTCTTCCGGTAGCAACGGGGTCTTTGCCCCGTACCACCGCATAACCGCAGTTCGCCATTGCCCGGTTGGCTGCCACATGGGAGCTCCACACCCTGCGCGGATGATCTACCATGTATGCCAAACCATGTAAAAACAACTCCTCTTTGGTTAGCCGCTTAATCACAGTCAGCTCCGTACAGGCGATTTTGGAGTCATGCTCATCTTCATCGATGTCGCCGCCGGCGTTGACGATATAATATTCCGAATGCTCCAGGCTGGAATAATAACTAAGGCAGTCAAGCGGGTCCTCCGCGCAGTGAAATCCATTTTCCCTGCAATTTGCTTTTTCAGTCGTATTGAGCCCCATCACAAACTGATAGCCACGGCATATCAGCCCGGGGCGAAAGCCCTTATAAGCAATCATTCTGCATTTTTCCTCCTTTGCCGGTTCAGCCTGCCTTTGCCATACCAAAATCCAGCAGCGACATCTGCCCATCCTGAGAAGGCTTTTTTTCCTCCTGCTTGGGTGCCGACTTGGGTTCCGTCTTTTTCTTCTCTGCCGCCTTCTTGGGTTTGTTCTTTGCAGAGGACTTCCCAGCATACGGCTTGGGAACAAACTTTTCCTCATCCTCATGGTCTTCCTTGGCATCAGGGTCACGGAAATAATCTTCCGCCCACTGATAGCACAGATCATCCGGCACATCGCAGCCATACGCCTGCTGTCCGGGACCAGGGCGGGTTCCGCTTGCTTTTAGTTCATCCTGTACATAATCCCAGGCTTTCCGGTTGATGTACTGGAAACAGCGAATCATGTTCTTTTTCGGATGCATTGTCAGACGGGCAAACGCCGTATCTTCCATACAGAGCATCTGAATATGCTCGGACACACACTCCTTCATATTGCGCCGCGTCAGTTTTTCCACATCAGTACTTACCCGCTGGGTAGAGGCCGCGATTACTTCTTCATCACTCATCGCTTCCAGACGGGCGATCTGCTCCTGCTCTGCGGCTTTCTTCGCCTGCTGTTTGGCGTCAAATTCCGCTTTGCGCTGGGCTTCAGCCGCCTCATGCTCCGCACGCTTTTTTTCTTCATCTTCTGCGGCGGGCGGTTGTGCCGAATTCCCCTCCTCAGCAGACTTCTCTTCCCCAGCAGGCGCTACTTCATCCGTAGGTTCCTCCTCTGCATCAGCCAAAGCAGTCTCACCGGCACAAACCGAAGCCGCCGATACTGGGACAGTGTCTGTACCTACAGGCGGCACAGGCAAAGATTCCATCTCCTCCAGCTCAAAGGCTTCATCATCCTCAAAGGCTGCAGACGAATCGAACATACCGTTTTGCTGCTCCATTGCTATTTCTGAAAAAACACCCATTGTAAAATCTCCTTTCGCAAAAAAGGCATGGAGCAGGCCGTTATGATCCTTTCCATGCCATTGTGTGTTGCTCACAGCACATATAAAAGTGTGCTGAAGCTGTCAAAACAGTAGCAGACCACGCCAGTATACTGCCTTGACCATTCCTTGATTTTGTCCTGCACCTCCTGCGCAACCTTTTGATTGCTCATATTCCATGGCGGAGGTACCGTTACGGTAAAGTAGCCATTCTCCAGACAACTTCTGACATCTGCCGGAAGGCCGGAACACTGCTCATACAGTGCTGCAATCTGACTTTTCTTCTTTTCTGCAATACGCATCTGACCCCTATCCCTTCATTCCTGTTTTTGAGCAGGCTCCGGAAGTCTTTTACACAAGAATGGGGAGAAGCGTACCGGTGCAAAATCCCGGCAGTCATTCACATAGAAGTATGTGCGTTTGCCTTGGCAGTCCAGTTCCACCACATCAGATGGAGCCAACGGACGACCTCTGTAATCTTCCGGCAAATGTTCATTGTAGTCCAGGAACAGACGCCCCAGCACTTCCATGTCATTCTGACCCTTTGGGCAACAGACCTCTGCGCTCCATACCGTCTGATAGGCGGCGGCAGGCGGCTGTTCATATCCAGCCTTACGCAGTGCATCCAGTTGCTTGAACGCGAAAGGTACCGTCTGTGTCTCACCCAGGCAAAGCTGGTAAATGCAAAATCTCCGGAAAACTCTCTGGCTGTCCAGAATATCCTTCAGCGCCTGATTGCCTTGAGCAAGAAATATCTGATACTCTTCCTTTGTCAGCCCCAGATACTCTGTCAGGTCCAAATCTTTCTCCGCTCTGGTGTGCCAAAGCTCGACGCAGCCATCTATATAGGTAAAATCACACTTACCGCACAGATATTGCTGCTTAAAATTCATTCTCTGCACCTCCTTTTCCTTCTGTTCTTTCTCCCGAAGGGCAAGCTGCCAATCATCAAACCCTTTATAATTCGGATTCCAGGTCAGCCGACGACATGCCATTCCATTTTTTCGGGCCATCAGATAGATCTTAGATGCCCCATTAGAGGTCATTTGGTTACTGTACTTATCCATATCATGAGCCTCAATGATCTCCTCAGTGCCATTCTGTGCCAACAGTGCAAACAGCGTATCCAACTGGCTGGTGTTGTTTGCACCGGCAATCGCCACAAAAGTCCGGTTTGTCAGGCAGTGCGAGATGTCTGCTTTCAGCAGTCCTTCAATGACATAGACCACCCGGGCAGATGGATCTCCTATAAAATGTACCGGACTCCCGGATGTAACACCCATATTTTTGGACGAGGACGAAAACCAGATGTATTTGGCTCCTGCCTTATCCGGCGGATCATCTTTTTGCTTGAGCGGAATATCCAAAAGGATCTGCAGGCCGTGTATCATACCGTCGTATCCCACAGCCGGAATCAAAATCCCTGCGTTTTTTCGGTAGAAGTTCATGGTCCAGCGCCCGCTGTCATCCAGATAAAAGCCGGGCACTCCCTCCACCTTGCATCCCTGTTTCATCAGCCGCTCGGTAATGGAGCGGCAAAGGAATGGGGGTGGAGTGCTCTTGAACCCGATCCTATCAATCTGTTCATCCGACAGTCCCCGTTTTGGGGAGTGCAGATGGTTGCGGTGGGCAGGCTGAAGAGGCAGCATAGCGAGCAGCAGCGAAAGCGTTTGATGGATTTCCTGTCCGCTGGCCCGTTCTGCTTGCTGCACTGTTTTTAGTTCGCCCCTCCTCTCATATCCGGCAAGGTCGGTCTGAGTCCCCGAAACCGGGGACCCAGTACCAGCCTGCTGGTTTCCTGCCATCTCATATCCAGAGTTCGGCCGTTCCCTGTGAAAATCGTTGCACAGGGCTTCTCCTATCTCCCAATACGCATCGGATGTAGTCGTATTGTTTAGCCGCGCATAAAGCGCAAGCATACCGCCATGCTCATCACAATAATTGCACCGCCAGACATTTTTGACGAAATTCACATTCATCTTGCCGCGGCGGTCACCACAAAACGGGCAATCCACATATACACTGTTTGCCTGTCGGCGTCTGATTCGCAGATGTAGAAGTTCCACTACATCCATAATACCGAACGGAAAATCTCCTGGATATGAGTCCATCTGTTCTCCCTCCCTTCTTGGCCCCATAGATGGGGCTGCTTATCATCCGGCTTTCTGTGCGGCCATACCATCGAGCATGATCTGCGCCGCAGCACGAACGATATTGTTGGTACTCTTGTTACCAGGGGTGAGATAGAATTTCAGACTCACCGGACGCTCCTTGGCAACTGTTGCCATGGTTTTTCCTTTGCTCAGACCGCTATCCACCACCACATTCTGCGCTTCTTCAAAGGTCATTACCTTCAAGATATCTTCTACCGGAGTGCTCTCCGTATAAGAAGGCGCCAGGGGCTGATTAGGTGCTTCCTGCTGAACAACAGGCGCCACAGGCAGTTCTTCCGGTTCATCCGATTGGAATACGGGTGCGGCCGGCTGCTCAGACACATCATCCTGTTTTGGACTGCTATCCAATGTAACCTCACGGTTGGGTACCGGCAGCTCCATATTGGGAGCATTCTCCTCTACCTTGCCGACAGGCAGCGTATCCATATTCTCCTTCTCTTCTGCAGCCATCTGCTGGACAGTGGGCTGTACCGGAGAAACCGGGGGCTGTTCATTCTGAACCGGCTTTGCCGCAGGTTTCTGGATAGAGGTCGGACGCGCAGGCGCATTACGGCGCTCTACGACGCTCTGAGGCGCTCTTTCCAGTCGGGCATGAACTTCCCCGCCAGATTGCCGCAACGCCGCTCCAGGGGCTTCTACGGGCCTCTGCGCCGCATTTGGCATCGGTTGCCGGATAGGAGCCGTCCCGGAAAGCGGAATACTGCTTCCAAACACCTTGCCCGTACTGTCAACAGCAACATCGGCAAACTGCAGACCGAAACCGGCATCCGACAGCGCAGCACTCAATGCCTCATCCTGGGCAGCCTGTACATAGTCAGTACCTTCTTCTGCACTATGCTGCGAGATGTAACTGCTGATGGGCTCTGCATCACTGCGGTCCAGATAGACTCTGGCCTCCATAATCGCAAGCTGTTCCGTGATTCGCAGGGTAGTCAGTTTCATGCGGCCCTGTGGGTGACGCAGACGGAACCACAGTTTCTGATAAGGCAATTCCAACTGCAGCATTTCCTCATTGGTCTTTCTGGATACCTTATGGCGCAGAAATTTGAGCGGGTCAAAGCCCGGCACCTTGTTCAGTTCTGCCACTGCCGGAATTGTTTTGTACATCATAGGCATCGGATTACTTTTTTCGTTCATGTTGGAAACTCCTTTCTGACATAAAAATAGGAGACGCCAAGTGCTATTTCTGCATCTGACCTCTCTTTTTTAACTTGCGTTCTTTAATTGTTCTTCCAACGCAGCCGGAATGGGGATACCGGCTTTCTTTGCGTAGGCTTTGAAATACATCTGAATACGCATACCCAGCAGCGTATTCCGCTTGCCGATCTCATTACGATGGATTGCCATAAACAATACCTGTTTCTGCCCAATCAGAACCACCCGCTTTTTGGCACGCGTGATTCCGGTGTAGAGCAGATTACGGTACATCATGATGGTGTGCGCTTTGAGCAGCGGCATAATAACGGTCTCATACTCAGAGCCCATAGCCTTGTGGATCGTAGTAGCATAAGCCAGATCCACATTGCTCAAATCATCTACGCCGTATTCCAGTGTTCTGCCAGCGCCAAAATCCATGCCGATTTTTTTACCCTGGTCAGTGTCCTTAATATACCGGATGAAGCCCAGATCTCCATTAGAGACCTTTTCTGTGTTCTTGGTCTGCATGATGCGGTCATTGACCCGGAATATCCTGGGGCCAAACTTGATTTCTTCCTCCGCAGAGCGGAATGGGTTGACCAATTCACGAATGGTCTCATTCAGCTGTTCCGACGACGCGGCGCCTTCTGAACGGAAAGGTGAAAGAATCTGCACATTCTCAATGCCACTCTCCTGTATCTCCAAACAATACCGTTCTGTAATCTTTTCAGCGGTGTCTTCCTGACTATCACCAGACACGAAAACAAAGTCCGGTCCATAAAACAGTTTGGTATTGCCCTCGTTAATAAATTTGGCGTTATAGGCAATCAGACTGTCCTTCGACTGACGGAAAATCTGATCCAGCACCGTTACCGGGACGATTTGGGTCTCGATGATCTCACGAAACACATTTCCGGCTCCTACGCTGGGAAGCTGATCTGGGTCGCCTACCAGTACGATTCTGGCATTTGCCTTCATGCGCTCAAAGAATTTCTCGGCAAGCCACATATCCACCATGGAAAACTCATCCACAATGATTAAATCGGCCGACAGTGGCTCTGACTTTCTGTTCCGGCTACCCTCATCCTCTTCACTGGTCAGTCCCAGACCACTGTGTAATGTTCGGGCATCCTCAAAGCCGGTACTCTCCGACATCCTGCGGCTTGCCCGACCGGTAGGCGCCATAAGAGCAATTTTGCCATCAGGGTGCAGCCGCCGGTAAACCTCAAGTATCGTCCGCAGCACTGTTGTTTTACCAGTACCAGGAGAACCCGTAATCACTGACAAGCCATGCCTAAATGCTGCATAGACCGCAGCCTCCTGCTGTGCAGACAGGCGCAGTCCCATTTCAACCTTGACCTGTTCCAGCACCGGCGCAATATGCTCTACTGGCATCTGGGTGACCAGACGCTGGGCGATCCGGCGCGCCGTTTCATCCTCTTGGGCAAACACTCTGGGAAGATAAATATTATCCTTCACGGAAACGATTGCTCCATTCAGGATCATTTCCTGCATCATATCCCTGACTTCCTGCTGATGCAGGCGAAGCTCCGGTACAGGTATCTTCTCATTGAGCAGTTTCAGCGCTGATTTCTCCAGTTCTTCAGAACTGATGTACAGATGGCCTCGTTTACTCTTGCCCTCATCCAGCGCACAAAAGACAGCCCCTTTGATACGCATGGGGTCATGGAGATCGCCCCCGCTCTTTTGTACGATTGCATCTACCCGCCGAAATCCAAAGCCGGAGATCTGGCAAAGCTCGAATGGGCTCTTTTCCAAAATCTCTACGCTGGTCGGGCCGAAATATTGATATATTTTCAATGCCGTCTTGGGAGTAATCTTAAACGGTGCCAGCAAGGTCATAATTCCTTGGAGCATACGGTTTTCTGCATAAGAAGCTTTGATGTCCTCCAATTTATTTTCCGTAATGCCCCGGATCTCCAACAGCCGCTCCGGCTGGTGTTCCAGAATATCCAATGTGTCCACACCGAACCGCTCCACAATGTCTGCGGCAGTTTTGGGACCAATCCCTTTGATAAGCCCGGAGGCAAGGTAGCCCTCTACGCCGTTTTTTGTTCTGGGCACAATTTCACGCCACTGCTCCACCTGGAGCTGGACACCATACTTGCCTTTTGCCCATTCACCATCCAGTTCCAACTCTACCGCATCTGTCCGTGGAATCTCATACCCCACAGCTGTAAAGCGAATCAAATGGTCTTTGTACCGCCTGTTTGACCTGGCCTCAGCTGGCACACTCTGGTCTGCGGTTTTTACACTGATGATACAAAACTTATTGGCAGGATTATAAAAAATCGTCCCGTCGTAGGTACCAATACAATTCATCCTTTTTCACCTCACTAAGCGGCCTCCATAATCGAGGCTCTAACACTGAACCGTCTGGATTCGGATACTGTAACAAACTGCTCGTAAATATCCGGATGCTCCAGTTTCAACCGAAGCAGGTTATCCTTGTCGATGACGGACTTGCGAACAGGGGTATAGGTAACCGTATAGTTCACTCCCTCCTGCTCACAGACTGCAGTGCAGCTGGTACCCATTTCCGCAATCAACAGCGCCTTCAGACGCTGAATATCCTTGTCGATTTCTTTGGAGTACACCTCTGCATTTTTCTTTTCATCCAGAAGCCGCAAATACTGCATAAGTTTTGCAGTCATATCCAGGTCAAGTGCAACGGCCGGGGCATTTTTATCTGCCGGGCCAAAGTGTTTGCGTGCGCTCTCAATAATCAAGGCCCCACTTTCTGTATAGGGCGGCGGCACATGGCGCTGCACATGGTTTTCCCAGAAATACTGCTCCAAAAAGACCATCTCAGCCTCATACTCGAAATCACGCTTGACCTCCCGGATAATAACTTCCTCCTCGTTGTTACCATACAGGCAGCAAAAGAAACATCGGTCAAGATCCGTTACTGCCATATAATGACGCCCCTGAGATTCATAGTAGACTGGAACAGTCTCCTTCCCATTCATCCACCAGTTATCTCTGGCATTATAGTTTGTGGTCTTGATCTCAAGGATCGCTGTGGTGCCATCCGGCAGTTCCACAAAGTAGTCCACATCAGCCAGCATCCAAGGATACTGTGGGTGCTGGAACATCTTTTTGATTTGGTAGACCCGATATCCGGTTTTCCGCTCGAATATCTTTGCTACCAGAGGCTCCAGCAAATGCCCCATTTCCATGGCAACCCAGTTGCCCTCATCATCTTCCACTGACGCTATGTTCAGTTTGTCGTAGTACAGATCCCTGGCTGTCCGGAATGGAGAAGTGCCAAAGATTGCTGATACATCGCTGCCGCCGATTCCACGGCGCCGGTAATCCAGCCATTCTTCTTCTGAAAGATCTGCCGTTTCTACCAGCACCAGCGGTTCATGCCGCTTTCGTTCAGCACTATTGCTGCCAGACATATCAAATCCCCCTTCGTGATCTTCGGGGCAAAATAACTGCCCTCGCCATTGGTGCAACATTTTGGGGCCGGAGCGAAGATACTGCCTGTCTCTTCATCTTCCAGTCCGTGGAGTGTGCCGGCTTGACCCGCCGACCATTCTGCTTTCTTTTCTGCTTCACATTCATGTACATGACCTGCCTTTCTCAGTTTTGATTTATCCTTAAAGCCCTTTCAGGCTTACAGGCAATAAAAAAGCGAGAATGACAGACGGCATAAAGCCTGGCGTCCATAGTTGCCTATGAACCGATGTCATTCTCGCAATGGTGGGTAAATCCCGTAAAATAAAAAAAGCCAGCAATATACCGGCCTGAAAAGGCGCAGTGATACTACTGACACAAGTACAAAATTAACAGCGTGTGCAATGCAGTCATTACTCCGCAACACAAGCCCTAAAGCCTGTGTACCCTGACGGGCAACGCACAAAAATCAATTACATTGCAATTCTAACACAATATATAGTGCTTGTCAATTCAAACATTCTATATATTGATTTTGGATTTTCTTTAAATTTTCTTTCCTCTTTGCAGAAGTTCTTTCTTCCCCGCCTATTTATAGGATGTATCGGATCATTTGGTAATACCGGATGATCCCTACGCTCTTTTAGTACCTTGACAAGTTCATAACCTCTATGGGGAGTTATACAGGAATTCTGGACAGTGTGCGATGACCACAGAAGCGCGCCCATAATCGAAGTGTTGCACAGCAGCAGCCTGAAATACACGGCAGAACCGTTCTGGCGTAGGAAATGGCCCCATTAGAGTTCTTTTGTTATTTCAATACTTCCTGACCTCAAGACCGTTTTCATTGTTTTTGTTGAAAACCTTCTTCTACAAATCGTAAGGGATCATTGTAATCGAAAAAAGGAGGACGATTATGGAGAAAAGAAAACCGAATGACCTACCGCCGGAGCAGTGCTTGGCTGTTGATACCGATACCCTTTGCAAACTGTTGTGCTGTGGAAGGCACACTGCAGTACAGATTGGGGATCTTGCCAATGCACGCATTACCATGAACACCCGTGTCCTATGGAGTGTCCAGCGTATCAAAGAATATCTTTATGATATTTCCGGCTAAATAACCATGCCAGTAAGGCGCACTACACTTTTATAATCAGGAGGTACCAGTAATGGCAAAAGTGAGAAAAGACAACAAAGGGCGAAATCTTCGGCCCGGAGAAACACAACGGGCAGATGGCAGCTATATGTATGTCTACAAATTAGGCACTAAAAAGAAATATCTTTACGACTCCGATCTCGCAAGTCTTCGTGTCAAAGAAAAGCAGATCAACAAAGATAAGGATGATGGCATCCGTACTCAGGAAGCCATGAAGCTTACCCTGAATGATATGTTCAAGGTCTACATGAATAACAACATCAAACTGAAGCCCTCTACCAGAGCAAATTATCTTTACCTGTGGGACTTCTATGTGAAAGAAGAACCTTTCGCTAACATGCCTCTGCCACAAATCCACAGAAGTGATATTCTCGCGTTTTATACCAAACTGCTGAAACACGGCTTTGCTATCAACTCACTGGAGAGCATCAACACCATTGTTCACCCTACGCTTGAAATGGCCGTGGACGACGATTACATCCGCAAAAATCCCAGCAAGGGCATTTACCGCAAGCTCAAGACGGATGGCAGCGCTCCAAAACCTAAACGGCGGATCGCACTCACTAAAACGCAACAGCAGAATTTCCTGCGTTTTATTGCCAAGTCCCCTACATACAGCCATTGGCTCCCCATCATGACTGTGCTCCTTGGAACAGGAATGCGTGTAGCAGAATGTACCGGCATTACCAAAAGCGATATTAACTTGAGCGAAAACACAATCTCCGTCAACCACAACTTAATCTACCGGGTCATTGACGGAAAAGCCGGATTTCACATTACCACTCCCAAAACTGAGAGCGGTACACGAATTATCCCTATCCTCTATCCAGAGGTGGCCGAGCAGCTTCGCCTCCAGATTGAAACCATCGACGCATTGTATCCAGACGATCAACTGGTGTTAGGAGGAGTTCACGGTTTTGTTTTCCGCAACCGAACCGGCTCATTCATGAGCGCCCACAATATCAATCGGGCGATTGAGAGAATCAGCGTAACTTACAACATGGAGGAAATGGATCAGGCTGAACTGGAAGACCGTGAACCGGATTTGCTCCCTCATTTTAGTGTTCACAACTTGCGGCACACCTTCTGTACCCGGCTCTGCGAAAGCACCAACGATGTTAAATTCATTCAGCAAGTCATGGGGCATGCCGATTTCTCTACCACAATGGACATCTACACCCATATCACACAAGAGAATATGCAGGAGAAGGCAAAAAACATTAGTGTGAACATGAAGCTGATGTAAAAAGAAAGGCGAATCTGCATTTTATAAGCAGATCCGCCTTTCATATTGCTTCATCCGGTTTCGTAGGGTCTCACGCAAAAGTTGTAGAAAAGTTGTAGTAACGCGATTTTTTGTAGTAAATGACCTCTTTAGTACAGCTTTGCTCCTGCCGGAATACTGTCATCCAGCATCAAAAGATTTAAGCCTTCCCGTCCGTCATACTCGTACACTGCGGAAATCAACATACCCTCGGAATCAATACCCATCATCTTTCTCGGCGGCAGGTTTGTGATTGCCACACAGGTCTTCCCAACCAGCTCTTCCGGCTCGTAATACTCGTGAATACCGCTTAAAATGGTGCGTTTCCGGTCTGTTCCGTCATTCAGTGTGAATTTCAGGAGCTTCTTGGACTTCGGCACTGCCTCACAGGCTTCGATCTTAACCACTCTGAAATCAGACTTGCTGAATGTTTCAAAGTCTACATCATCTGCAAACAAAGGCTCGATTTTCACCTTGGAAAGATCAATCTGTACGCTTGGAGCGGACACGGTTGCATCCTCTGCAGAACCATTTACCGCTGCTTTTTCGGCTTTGTTTTCAGCCCGCTTTGGTTCCAGGGTCTTCATTGTCGGGAACAGGATCACATCGCGGATGGAATCCGTGCCGCAGAGCATCATCGCGCAGCGGTCGATGCCGAAGCCCAGACCGCCCGTCGGGGGCAGACCGTATTCGAGAGCCATAACGTAGTCCTCGTCCATCATCTCCGCCTCGTCGTCGCCGTTGGCGCGCTTTTCGACCTGCGCCTTGAAGCGCTCATACTGATCCATCGGGTCGTTGAGCTCGGTGAAGGCGTTGCCCATCTCGCAGCCGCACACGAACATCTCGTAGCGCTCGGTCAGGTGCGGGTCGGACGGGCTGCGCTTGGCGAGCGGGCTGACCTCGACGGGATACATGGTGATGAACGTCGGCTGGATGAGCGTCTCCTCGACCTTCTGGTCGAAGGTCTCGTAGAGGGCGTTGCCCCAGGTCTTGTCCACACCGTCCATATCGACGCCGACGCTCTTGGCGAGCGCGACGGCGGCGTCGTTGTCGCCCTCGATCGCCATGAAGTCCGCGCCGGTCACTTCCTTGACGGCGTCGGCCATCGTGACGCGCTTCCACGACGGGGTGAGGTCAATATCGTGGCCGAGCCACTGGAGCTGATAGGTGCCGAGAATTTCCTTCGCGGCGCCCGCGAGAATGCCCTCCAGAATGTCCATCATGCCGTCAAGGTTCGTGAACGCCTGATAGAGCTCGCAGGTGGTGAACTCGGGGTTGTGCTTGGTGTCCATGCCCTCGTTGCGGAAAATGCGGCCGACCTCGTACACGCGCTCCAGACCGCCGACGATCAAGCGCTTGAGGTGCAGCTCGGTGGCGATGCGCATATACATATCAATGTCGAGCGTATTGTGATGCGTGATGAACGGCCGCGCGTTCGCGCCGCCCGCGATGGGGCTGAGCACGGGCGTCTCGACCTCCATGAAGCCGAGGTCGTCGAGGTAGCGGCGCAGGAACGCCACAAATTTCGAGCGGATCTCAAAGTTGCGCTTGCTCTCGGGATTGACGATGAGGTCCACGTAGCGCTGACGGTAGCGCAGCTCCTTATCCTGCAGACCGTGGAATTTTTCGGGCAGCGGCCGCAGGGACTTCGAGAGCAGCGTGATCTCCTTGGCGCGCACGCTCATCTCGCCGCGCTGGGTGCGGAACACCTCGCCGCGCACGCCGACGATGTCGCCGATGTCGTACTTCTTGAAGCGGTTGTATTCCTCCTCGTCCATCTCGTCCTTGCGGGCGTAGATCTGGATGCGGCCGGACTTGTCCTGTAAGTCGCAGAAGCTGACCTTGCCCATGCCGCGCTTGCTCATCAGTCGACCGCCGACGGTGACCTCAGTGCCCTCAAGCTCGTCAAAATGGTCCTTGATGTCCTGCGCGTGGTGGCTGACATCAAAGCGCGTCTGCTGGAAGGGATCGCGTCCCTCGGCGCGCAGCGCCGCCAGCTTTTCGCGGCGGACCTTGAGGATCTCGGAAAGGTCCTGCTCCTGCGCGGGAGCGTTTGCCTGATTGTTCTCTGCCATATCGTTTTCTCCTTATGATCGTCCTCGAGCCTTATCGCTCGATCTTTTCCACACGGTAATGAATGATGCCGACGGGGGCCTCGACGCTGATCTCGTCGCCCTCCTTCGCACCCATGAGGGCCTTGCCGAAGGGAGATTCCTCGCTGATGGCGCGGTGCATGGGATCGGCCTCCTGACTGCCCACGACCTTGTAGGGCGGCATCTCGCGGCCGGTCTTGAGGTCCACGACGGTGACGGTGCAGCCGATGCTCACGGCGTTGGACGCGCCCTCGCTCTCGTCGATGATGACGACATGAAGCAGAATGTCCTCCAGCTCCGCGATGCGGGAGTAGAGCTTGCCCTGCTCGTTCTTCGCCTCGTCGTACTCGCTGTTTTCACTCAGGTCGCCGAAGCCGCGGGCCTCTTTGATCAGCTCCGCCACTTCCTTTTCGCGCACGGTCTTGAGGTAGGTCAGCTCGTCCTGCAGCTCCTGCTGACGGGCAGCGCTCATTTTGTACTCTTTTTTCATGTCGTTTCCTTTCTATGCGCCGCCCTTCGGCGTCCTTCGGGACCGACGGCAGCGCATACCAACACATTATAAGTAAAAATATTATAGACGCTGCCCCACCGCTTGTCAAGGCTCGGCTTTACAAATCCCGCACCGCGGTATACTATAAAGGCAGAACAATAATGACAGCACAGCAGGAGGAATCCATGATGACCACCGCAGAAAAGCTCACGGCGCTGCGCCGCGCGATGGCGCGGCGCGGCCTTGCCGCCTACCTTGTCCTGACCGATGATTTTCACGCCTCGGAGTATGTCGGTGACTACTTCAAGGCGCGCGAATACCTCTCCGGCTTCACCGGCAGCGCGGGGACGCTGCTCATCCTGCCGAGCCGCGCGCTCCTCTGGACGGACGGGCGCTACTTTTTGCAGGCGGAGAGCCAGCTGGCCGGCAGCGGCATCGAGCTGATGCGCTCCGGCGAGCCGGACGTCCCGACGCTCGAGCGCTTCCTGCTCGCGGAGCTGGAGGACGGGAGCCTGCTCGGCTTCGATGCCCGCACGGTTAACACCGCGCTTGCGCGGCGGCTCGGGAATAAGCTGCGCACAAAGCATATCCGCTTTGCAGGGGACGAAGACCTTGTCGATGCGCTCTGGCCCGACCGCCCGCCGCTCTCCGCCGCGCCGGTGTGGGAGCTGGGCGTGAAATACGCCGGGGAGAGCCGCGCGGACAAGCTCGCGCGCGTGCGCGCGGCGATGGCAGACGAGGGCGCGGACGCCTTCGTTGTCACGGCACTCGACGAGCTTGCGTGGCTGCTGGATCTGCGCGGGAACGACGTGGCCTGCACGCCGGTGTTCCTCGGCTTTCTGCTGCTGACGAAGGAGGATGCCGTGCTCTGCGCCCGCGCGGGCGCGGTCGGCGAGGAAGTGAAAGCGTCGCTCGCCGCCGACGGCGTGCGCCTTGCGGACTATGAAGGCATCTACGGTCTTGTCCGCGCTCTGCCGCGCGGCACGCGCGTGCTGCTCGACGGCACGACGGCGAACTATCGCCTGACGCAGAGCGTGCCGGACGGCGCGGAGACGCTCGACCGTCCCAGTCCCATTGTGCCCATGAAGGCGGTCAAGAATGCCGTGGAGCAGGAGAACCTCCGCCGCGCGCACCTTGCCGACGGCATCGCGCTCACGCGCTTTCTCCGCTGGCTCAAGTGTGACGCCGTGCGGGAGGGAGCCACCGAGCTTTCCGCCGCCGCGAAATTGGAGGAATACCGCCGCGAAAGCGCGGACTATCTTGAGCCGAGCTTCGACCCCATTCTCGCCTATGGCCCCCACGGCGCCATCGTCCACTACGAGGCGACGGAGGAGACCGATGTGCCCCTCGAAGCGCACGGCCTGCTCCTCGCCGACACCGGCGGTCACTACCGCACCGGCACGACCGACGTGACGCGCACCGTCGCGCTCGGCCCGGTCGCCGAGGAGGAGAAGCGCGCCTGCACGCTCGTCCTGCGCGGACACCTTGCCCTCGCCGCCGCGCGCTTCCGCGCGGGCGTGACGGGGGAGAACCTTGACATTCTCGCCCGCGGCCCGCTTTGGGACGAGGGATTGGACTACAACCACGGCACCGGCCACGGCGTCGGCTATCTGCTCAGCGTCCACGAGGGACCGCAGCGCATCCATTGGAACATTGCCTCCAACGCGCGGCACACCGCGCTGGAGCCGGGCATGATCTTCTCGGACGAGCCGGGGCTATACCTTGCTGGAAAATTCGGCGTGCGGCTGGAAAACCTTCTGCTCGTGCGCGAGGCGGAGACCAACACCTACGGCCGCTTCCTTTCGCTCGAGCCGCTGACGCTTGCGCCCTTCGACCGCGATACCATCGACCCGTCGCTCCTGAGCGACCGCGAGCTCGCGCAGCTCAACGCCTACCACGCGCGTGTTTACGAAACGCTCGCGCCGCATCTCGACGCGGAGACCCGCGCGTGGCTGCGCGGCGTGACCGCGCCCCTCGGGAAGTGAGCTTGCAATCTGCGCCGTGTCTGCTATAATGGCACAGACTACCATTACCGAAAAGGAGAAAAACGGTATGGACATTTTTGATATTTTAGGCCCCGTGATGGTCGGGCCGTCCAGCTCGCACACGGCGGGCGCTGCCCGCATCGGCGCGATGGCGCGCACGCTGCTCGGTGAGGAGGTCGCGGACGCGAAGCTCCACCTTTACGGCTCGTTTGCCGAAACGGGAAAGGGCCACGGCACCGACCGTGCGCTCGTCGCGGGACTGCTCGGCATGAAGCCGGACGATCTGCGCATTCCCAACGCCTTTGAGAAGGCGAAGAAGGCGGGGCTGCGCTATACCATCGACGAGATCGACCTGCGCGACGCGCACCCGAACACCGCTGTGCTGGAGCTGACGGGCAAAGGCGGCCGCGCGCTGACCGTGCAGGCAAGCTCGCTCGGCGGCGGGCGCATCATGGTCAACAAGCTCGACGGCATCGAGGTCAACTTCACCGGCGAGAGCAACACGCTCGTCGTGCGCAATCAGGACGAGTTCGGCTCCGTTGCCGCGGTGACGAGCATTTTGAACCAGCTGCGCGTGAACGTGGCGAATATGAGCGTCCACCGCCACAAGCGCGGCGGCGACGCGCTCATGGTCATCGAGACCGACCAGCACATCAAGCCCAAGCAGGTGGAGTTCATCTCCGAGCTGCCCGGTATTCTGGGCGTGACATACTACGATAAGGAGGACGACGAGGATGGCTCTGGCTTCGATGAGCGAAATCTTTGAGCGCATGGCGCGGAACGGGCAGGAGTTCTGGGAGGTCGTCCTTGCCGACGACATGGACGAGCGGCAGGTCAGCCGCGAGGCGAGCATGGCGAAGATGCTCACAACATGGCAGGCCATGCAGGACGCGGCGGACAGCTACACGGGCCGCAAGCGCTCGGTGAGCGGACTGGTCGGCGGCGACGGCATGAAGATGCGCCAGTATACCTTCCGTGGCTGCGCCATGACCGGCGGCTACGTCAGCGAGGTCATCGCCGAGGCGCTTTCCATGGCGGAGTCCAACGCCTGTATGCGCCGCATCGTCGCGGCTCCCACGGCGGGCGCCTGCGGCGTGCTGCCAGCGGTGCTGCTGCCGCTGTGCAAATATGAGGAGCTGACGCAGCACCAGCTGCTTGAGGCGCTCTACGTCGCCGCGGGCATTGGCTCGGTCATCGCCTACAAGGCGAGCATCGCGGGCGCGTCCGGCGGCTGTCAGGCGGAGATCGGCACGGCGTCCGCCATGGCGGCGGGCGCGCTCGTCGCCCTGCGCGGCGGCGAGGGCGAGCAGATCGGTCACGCGGTGGCGATGGCGCTCAAGAATCTCATGGGTCTTGTCTGCGACCCCGTCGCGGGACTGGTCGAGGTGCCCTGCGTCAAGCGCAATGTCATCGGCGCGGTCAACGCCGTGAGCGCGGCGGATATGGCGCTCGCGGGCATCGAGAGCCGCATCCCCGTCGATGAGGTCATCGACGCGATGGGCGAGGTCGGGCGGCGTATGCCGGTCGAGTTCCGCGAAACGGCGCTCGGCGGTCTTGCCGCCACGCCGACCGGCGAACGGCTCAAGCGCGAGCTGACGGCCAAACGCGAAAAGCAATGAACCGCAGAAAGGAGAACGCTGCCATGCAATATCTGCTCGTCGGCTTCACGGTCTGGGTCATCACATTTTTTGTCATTCGCCATACGCGCAGGAAATAATCGGAAAAGAGAGCAGCGGACGGCGGCGCAAAGCATACGCATAGGGACTTCCTGCCCCGACATAGGGTGAGGGGAGGAGTTGATGTATATGCTTTCCGCTGCCGTTTGGCTTTTGTGCAACAGCCTGTTTTTCTCCCTGCGCCTTGCCGGCAATCCCGGCTCGTTCCCGCGCCCGCTCTCCGCCGCCGAGGAAAAGGCGTATTTGGAACGCTTCGCTGCGGGCGACCTTGAGGCGCGCAACGTGCTCATCGAGCACAACCTGCGTCTTGTGGCGCACATCGTGAAGAAGATGTGTTCCAAAATGCAAATCTCTCCCGTGAAAAAGTGACTGAAGCGGTCTGCCCCAGCCTTAAATAGAGTTCCAGATCAATTTTTTGTTTCGTGCTGCCCTCGCAGACCACCACATGGTCGAGGATCGCCGCAACAACCTCCGTCGAGATGGTATCCTGAAAGGAAAGCTCCTGCCAAAGCGCTTTTTCGATTGCGGACAAGTCAACACTCGCAGCTGAGCCATTTTCCTCCAGCTTTTGTAAAGAAATCATCTGCTCCTGCATATCCGCAATCTGCTCATTGAAGCGGTTGTTGCGCTTTTTGAATTCCTGAATTGTGATTGCGTTGGCGATACTAAGCTCCAGCAGTTTATCCTTTTTTTCCTCCAGTTGGCTGATCTGTGTGTTCAACTGGGTGATTTGTCCGGAGTAATCACGCTTCTGCTGAACGCTGGAAACGCTGTCCATCACAAGACGGACAATCTGCTTTTGATTTTTCACCAGCTTTTGGAATTGGTCTGCCAAAATTGCGTCCAGTTCCTTTGTTCGGAGCGTCGGCAAATCGCATCCAGCTTTTCCATGCTCACGGTACATCCTGCACTGCCAGTATTCTGTGTGCCCCTCCATGGTTTTGAAGCTCTGACGGTGAAAGGCGGTTCCGTGCTTTCCGCAAATGATTTTCCCGCTGTATGGATACCTACTCTGATAGCCTACGCCATAGGCTTTCGTTCTGGCGCTGCGTTTTTTAAATATCTCATTTGCCTGATTCCAGAGTTCTTCTGATACAATCGCAGGGATATTAGGATCTGGGTATGTTACCCACTCACTTTCATCAAGAAATGCCGTTTTTTTCTTCCGATAATCCAAGGATTGTGTCTTATTACCACAGTACCACCCCTTGTACTTTGGGTTTTGCAGAATATGGCCGATGGTGACGGAATTGAATTTGTTTCCCAAAAGGCTTGTGTATCCACGGCGAGTCAACTCCTGTGACAGCTTGCGCAGGCCATAGTTTCCGGTGGCATAAAGCTGAAAAATCAGCTTGACCGCTTCCGCCTGCTCCGGGATGATTGTCAGCTTGCAATCTTTCTTATCGTAACCCCATAAGCGATTATTTCCCAAAACATGGCCGTTCTTGATAGACTGCCGAAAGCCAAATTTTAACCGCTCGGATAGTTTTCGAACTTCGTCCTGTGCCACACCAGCCATGACGATCAGCCGAAACTCACTATCGCTGTCCAGTGTGTTGATATTATCATTTTGGAACAGTACACCCACATTGTTGTCCAGCAGCTCTTGTGTATATTGGATACTGTCCAGTGTGTTGCGGGAAAAACGGGATATTTCTTTTGTGATAATGAAGTCAAACATCTCTCGTTTGGCATCCTCGATCATGCGCAGAAAACTGTCACGCTTATAAGTGCTCGTTCCAGAAATACCTTCATCAATGTAGCCGGGAACATACGTCCAATTCGGGTTCTTTTGAATGAACTCTGTGTAGTATTGAATCTGGTTTTCCAAACTACCCTGCTGCTCCACCTTTTCTGTAGAAACACGCGCATAGAACGTGACCCGGAGCGGCAGATCGTAAATGGTTTTTCCCTGCCGAATCTGCTCTCGAAGCCATCTAATTGTTACCATCCGTACTGACCTCCTCAGTTATTTTGTTGACGGTTTCAGTATCAGATGTAAATTGCCGTTTGTCAAAAAAACGGGAGCTGCTGGCAGAAACATACGTTTCTTCCGAAATCAACTCCCGCTTCCATAGTCGTTTTAATAAAGCCAAAGCAATCTCGCGATCAACCTCCGTCACTGTCTTAGCCCCCTTCCTTATATGCTATGGGATATGAGCCGAAAAAATGATGGACGGTCATCGCAGATATTCTTCCTTGTGTTTCATTTTCAACAGAAATTCTCCAATCTACACGGCAATATAGCGCCGCCCTTATACTCATGATATTTTTCGCCTCATTTGTAAATTGTTATTGGCAAAACCGGATAGCCGCTGGCAGCAGCCCACGGGAGTCTCACCCCGGCCCATGCTGATGGGTGCGCCGCGCAATGCTTTGAGGGCGTTCAACGCGGGAGTATCGTTAGCTGAACGGAGGTCATGGCCATCTGTGATGTCACACACAGATGCAAACTGGCTGAATCGCTCGCCCAAATCCTCCTTTCCGTGCGGATCATGGCGCGCCATTTGCTGGGCTTTGCTCCGTTCAGGTTCGTTATCCGGTTGCCTATGAAATTTTCAAGGTGCAGCAGATCCGCGCTTTCAGGCGCGTGCGATATTTGGCTGTGGATCAGCCGGGAAAGGCTCCTATCGGGTGATAAGAACCTTTCCTCGCGGATGCACGAATGGCCCGTTGCAGATTGGTTCGCATCCTGCATACCTTTTCTTCATCGAGGCAAAGGCTTTGTCATAGTTCTCCATGAAGTAGTGTCCGTGTACCACACCCGTGCGGTCATAGTCCCAATCCCATGTGACGAATTGAACGCCGTATTTGCTCGGAGTGCCTGCCAGCACCGTGCCGCCGAAGTCGGCGAGGATGCGGTAGTCGCCATCCAGTCCGCTGGCTTTGAGCTGCGGAGCGGCTTCCATAGCGGTCATATACTCCAGCGTCTTCGCGGCGATGTCCTCGACGCGATATAGGGCATCCTCTGCCTGGGGCGTGTCCGCATCCTCTCGCCGATAGAATACGCTGCCCTTGCCGGTGATGCGGCAGAGGGGTGTGCCATTCCAATGGACAGGCAACTGCTCTCCCTCCACCGGCAGGGTTCCAAAGCCTGCACGGTGCAGGGGAATACGGACTTCTTCGAGGTAGCGAAGCTGACGGCTTGTGTTTTGGGTGTCCATGTGAGCGATCCTCCTGTTGTAAAAAAATGAGGCCGGAGAGGTCTTCTCCGGCCTGCCGTTTCAGACGCTGCAGCCAGCGCCCTTTTAGAAATTGAAGAAGGGCGCCGCTTTTTTCGGCCTGTCAAAGCCGGCAAAACGACGCCCAAATATTTGTGATCTTTTTTTCGCGAGATTGATGTTTTTTCGAGAAAAGCGCCCATTCAAAAAAGGCGTCGGAGGCGAAAAGCTGTCGCGATTCGGGTATGCCCCAGTTCGAATCACGTCAGTTGCTCCGAAAGCGCTATAAAAATCTATGGATCAAAAGAAGAAATCCGGCTTCAAAAAAGTCCGGAAACGGTTGATGCGCCTGGCTTTACGCCAGACGCATCTATACCGGTAATTCTTTATGGTCCGAGTGGCGGGATTTGAACCCACGGCCTCATGGTCCCGAACCATGCGCGCTACCAACTGCGCTACACCCGGATGTGCAACACGGCTATTATAAGGATTTTTCCGCGCGCTGTCAAGAGCCCACCCATAGTTTTTTTCTTTTTTGCATCCTTAGTTCCTTGGTTTTGAGTATATACTGACTTCCAGCTATTGTCAATGTATACTATAGATTGCTCGCCTAATTTCGTTTGCTGTCTCCCTGTATATTTTACGTTTGTTTTATAATACAAAATGTATTTGATATTTTCCTATTCGTCAATAACGGAATGAGCATCACAAATTTTATTCTTAAAATTAGATATGAATTTTGATTATCTTTTTAGAAGTTCTTATATGCCGGTATAGCCCGTATTTACAGGCTTTTCCGGCATTTTCGTATCGGAAGAAACTCACATATATTTTTATATCCGCTTAGGTTTTTGCTTTCAAAAGTAGTAAAGAAGTAGTAAAACCTTGATTTACTACTAAGCTGCTATCCGCAGCATTTCAGCTTTTGCACCACTGCACCGTTTCAGCACTCGGTTAAATGCTTCATATACTTTTTCGCTCATTGGAATTTGACGAATACTGCTTTTCGTTTTTGGTGTTTCAATGTAATATTCTGTTTCCGCACTTCTTAAAAGTTGGTGGTCTACATTGATTATCCTATTCTCAAAGTCAATGTCAGTATCGGTCAGCCCGCAAAGTTCAGAGATACGAAGCCCTGTCCCAAGCAAAATAATAAGCTCGTCATAATACTTCTGATAAACTTTGTCATTTTGAGCAAAGGACAAAAAACTTTCTTCCTGCGCTGGTGTTAGCGGAACCTTTGGTTCTGTATCATCTTCAATGACAGTGTTTAACTGGAAGTCAAAAGGATTTTTCCTTATGCAATCGTCCTGTATCGCTGTGTAAAAGGCAGCTTTCAAGGAACGCTTGTCATTACTGATAGTCTTATAGGAAATTCCTTTTTCTTTCATGCGGATTGCCCATTCTTTCGCGTCGGACAGCTTCACGCTGTCAATCGGGCAACCCACAAGTTTATCTTCTTCCAGTAGCTTCATCAGCCGCTTGCGTCCGTTTTTCGTATTGTACCTTACATTTCTCCGATGGCGTATCTGCTTTGCATAAAGTTGGCAGACCGTCATTTTCTTGCCTATGGTGTCTATCCCGTCGTCAAGGTCTTTCTGTATGGTGCCGTCGGTTTTGTGCCTCAACGACCAGGGCGGCAGCGTGATGAATTGCTCTGAAAATATATCCGGCACGCTGCGGGCGCAGGAGCATGGACATCAGCCTCTTGTTTACGAAAATCACGGCATTGACAGCCGCTACACCGGCCCGCACAAGGTAGCCCCTACCATGTCCGCACGATACGGCACGGGCGGCAACAACGTGCCGCTGGTCGAGCAGCAGGCGGATGCCATCTGCATTGCAGGAAACACGGTCGACCGGCAGCCGCAGAACGGCGGCAACGGCCTTGGTTGTCAAGATGAACTGGCCTATACGCTCACCGCCACGGATCGGCACTGCATTTATGCCCGTCAGCGGGTGGATGTGTTCAAGGACGGTGAGGTGGTCAGCACCCAAAGTGCCCGCCAGCATAAGGACGCCACTGACCTTGTCGTAGATGTGGCAGGACTTGACTGCCGCAATGCTGCCGAGAACGGGGATTTATGCGGGACTCTCCAGAAAGGAACTTCCGGCAGTTCCCTCAACTCCATTCATCCGATCCGCAACGGACTGCTTATCCGTCGTCTTACTCCGCTGGAGTGTGAAAGACTGCAGGGCTTCCCGGACGGCTGGACGGATATACCCGGTGCTTCGGGCAGTGCCCGCTACAAAGCCCTCGGCAACAGTGTGGCGATACCCTGCGTGGAGTTTATCATGTCGCGCATCGCTGCCGCGCTTTTATGA